CCCCCAGCCCTTGGAGGTTCCAACGCGGGCGGCATTCCATGCAAACCACCTGCTGGCTACCTAGCCAAGGATGAACCAGGAGCCCGGCTCCTGCCTTGTTACAGGCTTCAATCAGCTTGCGTGCACGGGAGAGGTAGTCATCACCGACAATAAAGGCTTCGAAATTAAAGGTGTTGGGGGCTTTGCCCATGTCCTCTGTATAGGGGGTGTCAAACTGCGGGTAGGTGTGAGTCACGGAGCGGCGGCCGTATGAATCCTCTGCCGAGCTGATATCAAACCCAATACCTCTAAAGGAGGCCTGCCTTAACTCTTTACGCAAGTCCGCCATTTTTACATCCCCGGCGCGTAGTTGAGCCCGTTTGCGGCCAAGGCAAAATCATCACCTCCGCTGTGCTCAACATTGGAGACATACGCGCCCTTGGGCGCGTTCCTGAAGCTAACTTCGAGCTGTGTGCGGGATTCAGTTTTGACCCTGGCTTCCTGTGCTGCTGCAACCTGTTCGGGGCTGTTCTTGAAAAAGGCGACCGCATCAGACATTTCGCCTTGAGATGTAGGTTTGCCGGGGTCTGGATTAGCCTGTGTGCTGTTTAGGCCAAGCTTTTCCTTGACCCAGTCGGGCATCCATCCGACAAGCCCTTCAATCTTGGCTGCTATCCATTTACGCAAGGGTTCTAATTTGCTCTTTATACCCGCCCACAATCCGCTAATGAGGGCCGCCCCTTTCTTGATAAGGGCCGCCGGGTTAAGGGCTTCTAAAAGCGAGTTGAATTTATCAACCACCCAGTCCCAGGCCTGGCCCAATGTCTCACCTATGCCGGAAGCCAACTTGCCCATGTCTTCACCGAAACGGGCTAGCCGGTTCCCCCATTCCTTGAACATGGCTTTAATTTCATCCCAGTAAATTATAAGGGCGGCTATGGCTGCCACTGCAGCTACGACGCCTAAGACAACCCAGGAAAAGGGATTTGCCTTCATCACCAGGTTTAAGGCCAACATGCCAAATTTCACGGCGCCAATAACCGTCAACAGCCCGCCCAAGACTCCCGCCGTGATGGTGATTAACCGGGTAAGCCGGGGGTGTGCGTCCATCCATTTCGTAACCGCACCCATAGTGCGATTGACCATCTGTCCCACTCGAAAGAAGGCCGGAGCCAGCGCACCGCCCAGGGCATCTGCCAGGTTGCTTGCGTTGTTGGCCATGCGTTCCCACATGCGCCCCACGCCGGTTTCTCTGGTCTTGGCCATGGCCTTGGTGTACTTGGAGCCCTTGCCCATGGCGGCTGCGATTTTCTTTTGGCTTTCTCTGAGATTTTTGGATTTACCCATGAAGGCGGACAGAACCTTGATGCCTTCGTCTCCAAAGGCGGCCTTAAGTTGAGACTGAAATTTGGCTCCCTGGTTGGCAGCAACCGCCTTGGCCTGGGCTTTCTCAATCTTGGTAATGATATCGGCCATAGGCAGAGCCTTGCCGTTAACATCGGTAAACTTAGTGCCCAGCTTTCCGCCAGCTTCAATAAGTCGGGTCATCATGGACTTATAAGCTGTGCCCGCTTCCGCGCCGCTTTTAAACGTATTACGCAAAGTGCCCAATACAGTGAGCTGCTCGGCTAAACCGACACCCATGCCCGAAGCTATGCCTTGTATATTGGCAATGGCATCTGACATTTCCTTGCCGTCTGTACGAAAGTTCTTAACGGCGGCAGATAAACCGGCGCTGAATTTCTCTCCGAACTCGATGTCACTACCAAATTGGGTGCGGTAGATGTTGTAAGCTTGAGCGAAAAGCGCCGTCATTTCTTGGGTGGTGCCTTTGGTGGCAATGCCGGTCATTGCAGCAAGCTTGGTCATTTTGGCCACTCCCTCATCACTAAGAGAGCTAATGCCGCTTTTTATGTCATAGGCTGCGGTAAGGAACTGGACCCTGTTAACCCGCGACCATTGGCCGGTGAACCCGTAAGCCGCTTTTTGCAGAAGGCCTAGTTTTTTAATACCCACACTGGCCAAATCTCCCAGGGCGTCATCAGTCTGGCCTCGGATCCGAAGCGCCGCGCCGGCCACGGCTGCAACTGTGCCGGCAATGACCCCACCGACTTTCATGTAAGATTTGGCGCTGTTTTTCATCGCTCTATGAGCGCTTTTTGAAAGCAAATTAAACCGCCGCCGCATCCGCTTAAGGGGAGCGCCCGTCCGGTCCACAACTTTAAAAACCATTTTTGCGCCGGGAATCTCTTGCATGCTTTTACCTCGGGTTTAACTTCTTGGCGGCCCACTCAGCGCGGCCCAGCCAGTTATCAATTTCGGTTCTGGTCAGTTCCATCAGCTCACTGGGAGGCCAACCGAAGACATAGGCCAGGGTGGCCAGGGCATGGTCTAAGTCTTCGTCTCCTGGAATAAAAAATCAGAGATTTTCTCGAAAATGGTTATGCAGTCCCTGGCGCTAATATCCTGGGCTTCGCCAGGGGTGATGTTCCCCAGTTTCCCGGCTGCCAACATGGCGACTTCTATCATGCTCCCCACTGCCAGGTTGTTGCCGTCAGCACCGGGGCGGAAATTCTCAAACAGCTTAAAGTCCTTGGCCTTGGGCTCGGTAAGCGTGATTTCGCTTTTTTCCTCTGTTCCCACAAGGATGGGGCTTTGCAACTGGATGGTGATTGTCTTGTTCTCAGTCACTGTTAACTCCCTGCTACTTCGGTGGCTTCGCCACCGGCAAATTTGATTTCCACTTCTCCGGAGCTGCTTACTTTCGGCACATCAGTACAAAACGCACCGGAGACAACCCACCTGGTGCCGATGTCCGCCTCAACATTTATGGTTGCATCTTTGATTGCCTGAAGGTCTTTCACGCTTATGGAGCTATCATGTACTGCGGTGCATTCAACCGTGGCCGCTTCATATGTTGATTTGTATTTGACTGTGCCGTCATTGAGCACAACGGGCTCTCTCTTTTCCCCGCCCATGCTTAGTGAGGCATCGCCGGTGAGCCCCAGGAGGATCCCGTTCACCCGGATAAAAAATTTCCCCGTAATTTGTGTTGCCATAAAATCCTCTCCTTACAGCCGGAACTGCACCTGGCCGGCAAAGACCCTAAGCTGGTTGATAATGTTGGGCGGCAGGAGTGCGTTAACTCTGTTCGGATCAGAGTTATCAATCTCAACAACCAAATCGGTTTTGAACTGTTCAAGATCTTCCACGATGCCGGCGGATTCCATATCCTTGAACAGGGCCACCAGCTCTGCGTGTATGGAACCTGGCGTGGCAATGGCCTGGCCCGCCCTCACCGGGGTGCCGTCCTTGGCCAGTTTGTGGCGGCCAAAGCGGTTGCTTATGCGGGTGCGCACTTGCGCCCGGATATAGGCCAGGGTGGCCAGGGTGTTGATATCCAGGTAGCTGGGATCATCCACCCCGTATGCGTTGGTCTGGTAAGTGGTGATGGCGCGCTCAATGCGGCAGGTTCCGTCAACGTCAACCATGTAAGTTGATACGCCGTCATACAAAAGCATGTTGCGTTCCGCCCTGGTGAAGCGCTTGTCATACCCGGGCGGCATCATACCGCCCAGCTTCAGGGTCTGGAGTGGGCGGGCAGGATCATTGTTAAGGTTGAAAGCGGCTACGGCCGCGTAAACGGCAGCCCAGATGCAGGGTTGAACCGGGCTTAGGCCTGCACCCATCAGGGTTACCAGCTTGTTGTTACGGCTGTTTCCCAAAGTCTGCAGCTCCGCCTGGGTTCCGGAAGCGGCAGCAAAGGCAAGGCCCTCGATTTGCCGTATGGGTCCCCACCGGTCTTCCAACTCCGTATCCAAAGCATTCATGTTCGCGGTGTCGGTCCAGGGCATTGCTATGTAATCGAAACGCTCTTCGGCAAGAGCGGCAATGGCGTCTGCAATGTCCGGGTTACTGGTGCCTCCGTCCATCGCTTCGATGGTGATGGTAAGGCCCTTGGGTAAGCTTTCTCCCTGATAATAGTTGGTTCTCAGGTCAATGGTGTTTCCGGCCACACCTTTATTCCGCGCGGTGATGTTAACTTTTTCTGCTACGGTGCCGTCCACTGCAGACGTGACAGGCAGGCTGGAGTCGGCATTAATGGCCTCAACCAAGGCAGTGGCCACTTGTTCCGGTGTTGCCGCAGCCTGGGCCAGGACTTTGACGCGCTGGCCTGCGATGTAAACAAACAATGTGCCGGATGCCGTGACAGCGCCGCCAAGGGTTATACTGCCGGTCGCGGCCACAGCCGCG